CTCCAAAATCATAAGTTCCTTCTGGTACAATTCCACCAAAGTCATCTAATGAGCCAACAGCATCAAAATCTGTAATATCATCAAAACTTCCACCACCAACTAAATTTAAGGTATTTGTTGTAGCATCAAAAGCACAATTTGTTTTTGTTCCTTGAAACTTAGGACTATCGGTATCTTCTCTTCTTGTTTGTGTAATAAGTGGCGCTAAATTATCAGGTAATTCAAGAATTACACTTGTTTCACCAGCGCAGAATCTACCGCCATCATCTTGAAATTTTAAAATATATTCACCTTCTAGATACGGTACTTCCGCAGATGTGGTATTACCAGCTAAAGCTTGTATTAAGTCAGTACTATTAGAAAAGGTACCGCTACCGTCTGTTAATGGGCTATGCCGTACAAACACTCGTCCACCATGAGTAACGTCAATATCTGTTGAAATATTCCAGCGTAATCTCACTAATTTTTCGTTAATTGGCTCGGCAGTTAACCCTGTAACATTTGATGGTAAGGCAGTTTTTCCAACAGCATTGAAGGTCAGATCAGCAGATGTGGCACTTGTTTGTAAAGCTGTGTTATAGCTAAATACCTGAAATTCATAAGTTCCTATATCGGTATTAAAAATCTCAAAATCAGGAGAAGAAACTGTTGTAGAAACAAAGTTACCATTATTAAACCTATAATTTACCTGATATTGTGTGACTCCAACGATAGGCTGCCAACTAACGATAAGTTTAGAAACAGCAGAGTTATTAATCTCTACAATTTTTTCCTCTGCCTGTAATGCAGCTGGTGCATCTTTTAATTCATTTAAAATTGATACTGTTCTAGTAGGTAAGCTAGAACCATCTTCAATAAATGCGTATTTTTCGTTTACATAAGATAAAGCCGTTATTGCGTAGTTTATTTCATCTATTTCTTCAACATTTATTACTCTAAAAAGTTGGGGTTGTACTGTGTCGTCAGCTATTAACCAGTTTGTATTGACATTTGGTGTTTGAGAAAATGGACTTGCAACAGTAATAGTTGCCCCAGAAACAGAACTTATGTCTTTCGTTTCTACAGTTCCATCTGGCATTATTACGGATAATTTTGCATTGTTTGTAGATGGCAAATCAGTATCTGTAGAATCATCAACAGTAATGACAGTTGTTGACGTAACAGATGCTATCCTCCCTCCTCTTCTAAGTCCACTCCTAACAGGATCAGCTATTTCTATTATTGATGCTGGTCTGACTACAACACCGCTATCAATAGATGTTGTGAAAGTACAGACTTCAGTTTCATTTGCCTCACTAAAGAGTATAGCCCGACCTAGTCTGGCAGCCTGTCCCCTAGATGTACAAGCAAAAGCTTTTACTTGTTTTATGCTCGATCCAAATTTACTTATTAAGTTTGCATCTTCAACAACTTCAAAATCTATTTCTTGCGTATCCATATTGAAATAAGACACAGAAACTACACTGTGACGTTGTTTTAAACTGCTACCAGAATATGAAAAACCATCACTTGTTATATTGCTGAGATTAAAAAGATATGAAGCAGTTGCTGGACTATCTTGTTTGAGAGAAATACTACCAGCAGACCATATTGGCATACAGCGCATTACACCAGCTAACTCATTTATAAGATCAAATGCCTCTCCAGAACCCTGTATATTTACGTTGCATGAGAATCTAGCCTCCTGACCGCCTAAACCATCATCTACTAAAGTATTTGCGAATTTGCTTGCAGTAACGAAAGAAAATAAATCGAGAGAGCTATCTGTAATGTGATCGCCAAATCCATAACGAGTGTTTGTGAGAAGATCCAGTAATATCATTGAGGGACAACTGCACCAAGTCGCTGCTGAGAGTGTGCCATTGAATATATAGCCGTCTGGGTAAATTATGCGACCAGTTGTAGCATCAACAGTAGGTGTACCAGAGCCATTTGCACCCGCTGCTGGTATCCTTACTTTTACTCCTCTGATTCTATACTTTCTTGACGGTATAGAACTAAACTGCATCGAGTCTAATCTTATTGCTGCATAAGCACTATTTGCGTAAGTGTTTGCATCGTCAATTATTTCTCCTAAACTTGTCCATTCAAAAGCATCTAATAAAGAAGAATCTGTGCTATCAGCTGTAATTCTTGAAACCCTAATATCTACAGGAAAAGCACCTGTCAGTTCGACTCTGTAATCTCTTTGGTACGCGTCAGCGGTTCTTCCAGTTATCGTATCAGTAATCAAATCTGTAAAACCACCAGAATTATATTGAACAGAAATTTTTAACTGGACAGTAGAACCAAGTAAATCTCCTTTATCTGTAGCTTTTTGTATTTGTGGGAATGTAATTGTGATGTTTGCTGCATCAACATCTGTATTTGTAATTTGTCGTGTAACTGGTGAAGAAGTTGTTACTGTAGTTCCTACCGCTGTAACAGAAGAGCTACTTTCTATACCTTCAACTTTCGTTTGACTTGATGTTCCAAATCTAGGGTTAAAACTTACATCTTGAAAATTAAAATCTGTTGCTACTGGATTTGTAGAATCAGCTGTAGCTTTCAAAACAGGTGTATCATTAAGAATTACATCTTTAAGAGCAGCATTATTATAAGCAGTAGTACCTTTTGTTCTACCTTCTTTTGATGCTGTTGCAAAACCCTCTATCTCTCCCTCAGAAACTAGGTCTAAAAATGTAGCAAACTGCCTGCTGTGCAGCGTATCTGGTGTTCTTGTCGGTTGTGGTGGTGCTGGTGGAGAGCCACCGCCAGACCCTCGTATAATTTTTTTAGTCATGCTTTAACTTGTTGAGTGTCCACAGCCCCACTGATTACCACCGAGCCAGTTATGATTTCACCATAGCAAATAGGGACAGGAGTACCAGCTCTTGAAGTATTTTGTGTCCCACTAAAGGCGAAAGATATTCTAGGGTCTTGTTCGCTTGAAAACTCTGGTAATTTAGGTAACGGAAAAAGCATATCACTTACACCTGAAAGCACTAGACCAGCACCAATACCAAATGAAGCTTTGGCTAAAAATCCTATTTTTCCAAATGCTGTTGCCCCTGCAGCTACTCCTTTTGCTGTGAAAGAACCTAAAGTCAAGGGAGAAAAAGCAAATGCACCCGCGATTAAAGCAGCCCCTAAAAGTACTTTTCCAACACCTCCGCCAGCACCTTGTATTACAGGAACGAAATGTATATCTTGTTGTCCTATAGGAAGTTGGATTTCTGTTTCATCTATAGCGTAACTTCCAACTTTTACTTGGTAATATTTTGGACTCATGTATTGTTCTATACCATGAAAATTATTTACTAAAAAACTGATTGCATGACTTAAAGTATCAGCCTTAACCTCAAACTCTTTATGACCACAAAAATTTGCTAATTCTCCATAAAGTTTAATTTTACGCAACATACCGTAACCTCTTTCCTGTGCATTTTAGCAACCATTCCGAATATGGCTCTATGCAACTTAGTCTATCTGTTAAATGATGCAAAATCTCACCGTCTACAAAAATAGCGACATGATTTAAGTTATTAGAAAAAATTGACATAAATAATAAATCACCATTAACTAGCTTTTCATCTGGTCTCAATTCTCTAAAACCTGTTTCTTCTGCACACTTTTCAAACATAGGATTTTTATTAAAATCTTCAAGTGTCGTAGGTCTTACCCAATCAATCAATTCAATATTTAATTTTTCTTTGTACCAATCTCTTACTAATGTATAGCAATCTGTAACCGCCCAAGCCCATTGTCTACCTAGTAATGGCGCTTTATATCCTGTTGGCTCTAAATAACCCCATTTTTCAGTTTTAGGGTTTACTATGTGCCATTTTAAACCGCTTTGCTCGCAAGCTACCTTATCAGATTGACTTGCTACTGGCGGTGTAACTGGGTGACTATGTATTACAGCAATAATATCTCCTGTGTTATCAGCCTTTACATAATCCTCTGGGTCAAGAATAAAACATTGATGAGCAGTCATTGATAAATTTCTACAGGGAAAATATCTTTCTTTACCTTTGATATTTAATAAAAGGCCACAAGATTCTTTAGGGTCTTGTTCTTTCGCGTGAGCAAGTGCAGCATCTTTCCAATTCATGCAATAAAAGTACCAATACTAGGAAAATTATCCCTAGTGCAAAGACGTTTTGGCGCTCTTATGCCAGCGAGATCAAAAGGAGCTGCAAGTTCAAATTGGACAATCTCTCTATTTTCTGTAGCTTTTCTATCTATTTTGTATATTTCTCTTGGAAATTCAGCGGTGGGGTCTGGAGTCCCTAAAGTATTAGTTTGAGTTGTAGAACTTGTAGTTACTTGTTGTGTTGTTGTATTTGGATTATTCATAGTAATTGTATTACCCATGGCATTGCCATGAACTGTGCAGTAATATCTCAAATCATTTGGAGCGGTTGGATATGCTGGTTGATAAGTTACTGTCGCATCTGTCCCAAGAGTTCCAGCATTAGTTGTTGTCTGCTGTCCTCCAGCGTCAGATTTTATTCTTAGAGGGTGTCCAACATTTGAGCTATGAGATTGATTAAAAATATAAGTTGAGCCTCTTTTCATTGTTATAACAGGATTATTGACACCATTTAATAAAAAAATATTTATGCCACCTACGTTTGCTACTGTGACAGTGTAAGTTACAGATTCAGCATCAGCAGGGTCTGCAACCGTTTCTGTTGTCGTTGAAGTTGTTGTTACTACAGGAAAATTAATATTATCAAGGTATCTAGCAAGTGTCCTAATTCTAGTAACAGTTGCCCCTGTTAGATCATTTCCTGTTGTTACCTGATTAACATTTAACAAAATAGCTGTGATAGTTCCAAGAGCATTACTTACTGTCAAAGTAGGTCTAGGAATTTGTCCACGTTGAAAAGCGAAACCCTCTGCAATAATAGGAAGTTTGATATAAGTATTACCAGCCCAGACAATATTTCCATTATTATTTAAACTTGTGCCATTATGAAATCTGTAAGTTTGTGCAGAGCCATGTAAAGCTACAGTTGTTTCTAAAGTAAAAAGTTCAATAATTGCAGACGGATTAATTTTTTGTAAATCCGTGATTATTGGGGCAGTACTCATGGTTCAAACACCTCTCGGAATGTGGCATTTATTGAAGCCCTGTTATTGTAGGTAATAGTTTTTGACCATTTTTGGCAAACAAATTTCATTGATGAACTTTCGCCCGCTGGTGTGTAATCAAAACTAGCTTGGTCATTTGCTCTTGCATCTAAAAAAGTTTCGATAGTATCAGCTTCAGTTTCAGAGACATTAAAAGTAAAATTAAAAACTTTTGGGTTTTGATTCTGTGCTAAACCAAATACAATTCTTTGTTCAAAACCATCTGCAAATTGTATAACCCTATTAACTGGTGCATTATTTTTTCTAGACCCATAGGCGGGTTTAATGTCTGGAAAAGTTGCCATTATGCTAATAATCCCCCTGCTCTTTTTTGTTGTATTATTTCAGATTGTACAGCAACTGCAATTAGCCTTCCTAGTTGTCTACCTTCCTCTTCTCCACCCTGTGCATCAACACCTCCTTCCATGTTTACGTTAACAACAATATTATTAGTAACACCACCTAATTTATTGTTAGGAATAATAGTACCTGCTCTACTAGGAACAAATAATTCAGCGCCTTTTTCTCCAACAAGTGAGGCCTGACCTACAGGTGGCCTACCACCATTTGCAAAGCCCGCCCCGCTTAAACTAGGAACAAAAGTATTACTTAAATTTGTATCTGTTACCAGAGGCACTGAATCTCCAACACTAGGAACATTACCAAAGTTAAAAAGACCACCAATAAATTGATTAATTCCAAGTCTTATTAGAGATCGAGCTATGTCATTCAACAAAGCTCTAGCGGCTTGAGCTAAAGATTTAGTACCCATAACCGCGTCTGTCAGAGCATCTGTAACACCTTCAGAAATAGCCTGTCCTATTTTTTTAAACTCTTCATCAAGTTTTTTTGCTAATTCTTCTTGTTTTTTAAGTACTTCTACACCTTTTTCTAATTTTCTATTAAGTTCTTCTTCTTTTAAAATAATTGCTGCTTTTTCCTCTCCAAATTTTTCAATAAGTTCTGCTCTTCTTGTTTCCAAATCGAACTGTTTTTTGCCTTCTTCAGTTTCAATTTTTGATCTCTCTATTATTTTTTCTAATTCTTTATTTTTATCTACAAGACTTTTTTTAACTCTTTCAAATTCTATTGCTAATTCTCTAGCTTCTGCATTTGGTAAACCTCCTTCAAGTTCTGTAATTTCTTCCTGTAATTTTTGTATATCTTTTTCTATTTTTTCTGTACCTCTTGTCATTAGTCCGAATGGATTAGCAATTGCACTTTGATTCAAAGCGTCCATCATTGGATTTACATCTTTTATTGATTCTTTTAATTCATCTATTTCTTTTTTTCTTGTTGCAATAGCTTGATTAATCATTGCTGTGGTGCCTTCATTCACAAGATCGTTAAATTCCATCTGTGCATTTCTGGCCTCTAATAATTTTGCTACTAACATTCCAAGACCGACAACTGCTAAACCAATACCAGTTTTTGCCAGCGCTAATTTAAAGGCAGTAGCAGCGGCAGCAGCTTTAGTAAATCCACCCGCAGTAGCAAAGGCCATTGTTGTAGTCGTTGCTAAATTACCTTTCGCTATAGCCGAAGCCATTGACATTGCAAGAAAATTAGCTTTTAAAGCTGCAATTTTTATCATCAAGGCAGTAGAAACTACTGTAACTCCTTTTATAGCCGCAGCAATACCAATAAATGCCAGCGTAACTTTTCCCCCTTCACTATCTATAAATCTAGTTATTCCTTTGACCAAACTTGATAACGCTTTAGTTACAGATAAGACTGCTGGTAATAATTTAGAACCTAAAGTTAATTGAAGTTCAAGAACAGCATTACTAAATTCTTTGAATACTTCTGCGGGTGATTCTGCCATAATTTTTTCGATTTTATCTGCGCCTTCATCTGCTGATTTTGCCAATGCTCTTAAAATTACATCTGTAGTTAACAAGCCTTTAGAAGCAAAGTCTTTTAATTTACCTGTAGCTATACCAGTTTCGTCTGAGATCGCCTTCAATAGTTGTGGTACTTGTTCGGCTATACTTCTAAATTCATCTCCTTGTAAGCGCCCAGAACCTAAACCCTGTGCAAGCTGAGTAAATGCCGCGCTTGCTTCCGTTGCGTTTAAACCAGCTTCTTTAGCAATAGTATTGAAACCCATGAATACAGTTTCAATATCTTTTAAAGAAATGCCTAAAGGTCTTAATCTTGCAAAAATATCTGTAATGCCTTTCGTTGCCTCTACTATTGATAGATTAAATTTGTCCTGTGCTTTTCTTACTAATTCTTGCGCCCCTGCAAATTCATTAAATTCAGAGGTCAAAACTTTCATTCTGATTTGTAAAGCCTGAAAATTAGAAGTTGTTGATATTGTCTGTTTAGCTAATAATGTAAAACCTATCCCAGCAATAGCAGTTCTCAATCCACCAAAACTTTGCTGTAACTGGTTAGTTTGTTTTTGTACACCTCTTAATGCTCTTTGCGCATTACTGGCATCAACTATTAGTTTTACATTAGCCTGTGCCACAAATTAAAAAAAGCCTTTATTATATATTACCTCTAATTGTGTTTTTGTCGTTGTTGCGCTTTCTTTTCTTGTTCAATTTTATTGTCATAATAGGCAGCCCAATATATTAACTCTTCTTCTGTAATAGAAGTTCTAAGTTCATTTATTGTTTTACCAAGTTCTGTTGCTAGGAAAAATTCAAAACTAAGCCAATTATCCCCTTTTATCCTTTTTTTGCTGTATCTATATCTAATTCAATATTAAATAAAAATAATTCAAGATCATTTAATACTTTCTCTGGTAATGATCTTTGTAGTATTGGAGCATCTGACATATCAAAAGCTTGTGAGCCATCTTCTTTTTGAGCCATTTTACAAAGTAACTGAGTAGAAACAAGTAAAGCCTCATCTGTACCAGCTAATTGCTGTGCTTTTTGCCTGTCAAATCTAGTAATAGGTGGAAAATATAAATCTATTTTTGTTCCATTAGGTGTATTTAATTCATACTTTCTGCGTGTAGACATTTCATCTTTGAAAGCACCAATTAATAGGTCTGCGGTTCTTTGATTTGCCATAAAAAAATGCGAAGTTTTTTACTTAATTAGATTGCGGAAGTAATAGTTCCAGTTGGTTTAAAGGTTATAGTGATTGCATTTGGATCACCTAAAGATGAACTTTGCTCGAAGTTTGTGATAATTCCATTAAAAGAAATTTTCTTTGTAGCACTTGAACTGTCTGGGAATAATTCAAAAGATGCTGTGCCAGCATCACCTGTAGTTAAAACACCATCAACAAAAGTTGCTGTTTCACCAGATGCTGAATCATCATAGAGAAGTTCTGCTGTACCTTCACCTTCAATCAAACCACCAGTGAATGCTTTAAAAGTATCACCTTGAGCAGTTATTTCTTGAATGTCTTTTGTGATAGACATAGACCAGCTAG